CAGAGCAACTGACCTCGGGTTTGATCTTGAAGAGCTTTCGAGAGACCTGAACAACCGAATCCTGCAGCGTGCGGCCAACAAGATGGCGACCATAGTTGGTAGGAAGGCTGTTAGTAACCTAAAGAAAGGTGGCAGCGGATTAACGACTGGTCGTTCACAGTTCAAGCCAAGGATGTCACGAGGTGACTGGAAGAGCCCGCGACAGACGAAGGACGGAGTGCCCTACCTGAAAGGTGGATGGTACGGCGACACCCTCAAGAACCGTGGTGCAGACAAGCCATCGATGGCACACTTCGGCGGTAACGTGAACGGCTCTGGCGGAAAGCGTGGTATCGTCATCAAGACAGACAAGAAGAAGAGAGGCAAGGGTGCTTGGGGTATCGTTGGACCTAAGTATTCTGCAGACAATAGCGATGACGGCGTCTACGGCTACAACTACGCACACATGCTAGAGTACGGTGGAACGCACAAGGCGTGGGGAAAGGATACCAAACCACTCCCTGCAAGACCGTTCCTAAAGCCTGCGAGCAACTCAACGCTGCAGCAGCAGGCTAACATACTGAACGCAGACCTCAAGAAATGGGGAAAAGGACAATGAGACCCACACCACAAATTATTACAGCCCTGAAAGCAGATGAAACCGTTTTCGATGTCGTAGGCAATCAGGTCTTTGCAGACTATCCACCACAAGGGACGGACGAACCCTTTATAGTCTTAACAATACCAAGCGGAGAAGCTCACGGGACGGTGAACAACTGCAACGTCCGAGCATACTCTGCAAGGCTAACCGTTGATGTTGTTTGTGATACCCGTGCCCAGACAGAATCGGCTATCGAGGCAATCGAAGATGTGTTAGATGGCTTTACTTCAACTGACTCAACCCACCCAATCCAAGGCATTACAATTCAAACTGCATTGGAGTGGGAGATGCTCACGCCGAAGGATGGCTCTGACAAGAGAATATTCATTTGTTCTCAAGATTACCAAATTCACTACAGAAGAAACCCCTCATAGGATTAGCTTAAAATGGCTGGATCAACAGGACAAGGCACTTCGGTTGCCTTCACAGAAGCCGCGAACGTTGCGTGTGTTCGCTCGATAACACTTCCTACATGGTCAATGGAAACCATTGACTCGTCATGTCTTAGCGACACTGGCTTCGGTAAGAAGATCGTTGGCGATCTCGTCGACGCTGGCAGCGTTCAAATCACCGCCGTAATGGAATTGACGGGCGAACCGTACACTCCAGACGGAACCAACGACACTATCACGATCACTTTTGCCTGCACCAAATGGCACTGGAACTGGCGGAATTTTGACCGGAACTGGCTTTATCAGCGAGTGCACTCTTCCAAGCATCGAAATCGGCGGACTGCTTGAGCAGACCATCACTTTTGTGTTTGATGGCGAGACTGGCCCAACGTGGACAGCCGGTGCTGCCGGAGCGTAATTTTAACCCATTGGAGTATCAGGAATGGCTGTAGAACTAAGACCGCACAGCGGTATCAATCTTGTAACGAAGCGTGAGCAATACTTCGAGCAATACCTAGTTTATGACGGCCCTCCTGACTCGATGGAGTGGGTTGGGATCATTGGGTGGAAGAAGGGCAGTAAAGTTGTCTTCACTAGGCCAGTTGATCCCATTCGACAAGAGAGAATTATAGAGCAAGTTGCATTGCAACTTGAGCATGAAACAGAGGCTGTGTCGTATCCAGACATCAGCGAAGACCAAGTCCTACCACCAGAGGAAAACCCTTACGATGAGTTTAACGAAAGCGACCTTGTTTAAGAAAGCCGCAGTCTCCAAGCCTGAGTTGCTGGGAGAGTTTTTTGGCGAAGAAGTCTACGTCAAGTCTATCAGCGAGCTGCAGCGTAGCCGCCGGATGGCTTCCATGTATGACGTAAAGAAAGAGCAGATGCGTTCTGACGCCCTCCAGCGTGCAAGATGCCTCACCATTGTTGATCACGTCTGTGACGACAAAGGCGATGCAATCTTCACCGAGAAGGACATCAACGACATCATGAAACTGGATGCAATGAAACTTGATTTGCTCGTGACTGCAATTGAGCAGTGGGCGGACAAGCGTGAAAAAAAGCATCTGGGCAAATAGATAAACTAAAGAGAGAGATCGACCTGAATCCACGGCTCGAATCTGTCTTTTCTATTTGCAAAGAACTAAGCATCGATGACCCGATCCACTGGATGAACAACACATCCCCTCTGGTTATCGATTGGTGGATAGCGTTTGAAAGCCTAAGAGCAGAACGCGAAGCAGCAATATATAAAGAGGCCAACAGCGGGGCAGAAATGTCTGGCGAAGAGGCTGGACAATACCTCACGAGAATATCAGGACAGTAGAATGGCAGGCAGAGTCGGCTCACTTTATTACGAAGTATTGTTGAATGCAGATGGCGTTGAGAAGGGTGCTGCAAAGATTCGCAAGGAAGAGCGGAGCATTACTTCCTTCATTAAGAAGCAGCAGAAAGAAGTCTTGTCTGCCAGACAGCAGGCTCGTATGGAAGCGGAGCGTCTTGCCAAAGAGAACTGGCGAGTCAACAAGGGTGACGCAGAGAAGCGTGCTGCAATCTCCAAGCTAATCATTAACGATTACAAGAAGCGTGTACGCACAATCGAAATGGAGGAGCGTGAGCACCAAAAGAAGATGGCAGCCATTAGGCAGAAGGACGCAGACAATGCGTTCATGGCTAGGGGGAAGGGCCGAATCGGCAATCTAAGTGTGATCAAGAAGCTCAAGGCAGACATGGCTGCACTTGGGGGCGATGGATCAAAGAAAGGCGGGATTCTCGGCAGAGTTGGCGGTGCCTTTGATTTTATCGCAGGCAAGGTCGGCAAGGTCACTATGGCCCTTTTCCCTCTAGTTGTCGCAGTTGCTGCGGTAAAACGGGGCTGGGAGATGTTGATTGGAACCGCCTTGGAGTTCGTTAAGGCATATGACGAGAAGAAAAAGTCTCTCATGGTTCTTGAGCAGCTCTATGGCGGCAACAAAGAAGTTGTTGCGGAACTGAGATCCGAACTGGTTGAATACGCAAAGCAGACTGCTTTCAGCGTCAAGGACACTATGGACCTTGCTATCCAACTCAAGGCCCTAGGCTTCCAAGCAGATGAGACAGTGTCGGCCATTAAGATGTTCGGAAAGCTATCGTTTGGAGACCCTGCGAAGCTCAAGCTCATTGCTAAAGCCTATAGTGACGTCCGAGCTCAAGGCAAGCTATTGATGACCGAGGTGAGGCAGTTTGCAAACCAAGGTGTGCCACTGCTCTTGAAGCTCCAAGACCAAATGGGATTGTCTGCACTTGAGGTGCGTGATGCCATGAAGAATGGTCTCATTGGATTTGAAGATGTCAAGAGAGCACTGGATGAGATATCCCAAGACTTTGGCGACTCTGACAAGATGGGGCTCAAGACATTCACAGGACAGATGGATGCATTGGCCGAGGCTTGGGGCGAGCTCAAGGCGGAGCTTGGTGAAAACGACTTCATGGTTGAGATCGGCAAGGCAGCTAACCAAGCAATGGACGCTTTGTCTGAACTGGTTAAGTTCACAAAGAAGTTCAAAATAGACTGGGTTGCTTCATTCTTGGCTCCACTAGAGAACTCGGGCCCTATCATAGGCAAGATAGTCAAGGGGATTAGGCTTGTCATCAAGAACATGGGGTTCCTCAACAAGGTGATGAGGTCCTTTAAGATGGGCCTTAGCTTTGCTGAACTTGACGCACTTGATGCAGTAATGGCAGCGAATGTGGAAGCTGCTGAGTTCAATAGAAACAACGCCAAGCTAGAGGCACAACTGCACGCTGCTGACATGAAGCGTATGGATGAGAAGCTGGCGATGATGGAGAAAGAGAATAAAGCTGCTGAAACATACATGCGTGAGAGAACGAAGCTCATGCGTGACATCAACGGACTGACTGGTCCGGAGGATACCATTGTTGCATACAAGGAAAGCCTGCAGCAGAACGAAGGACTTAGCCAGACAGATATCGAGATGCTGACAGAACTCAAGAAGCAGTCGATGATCGCAGAAGAGNANAGGGCGTGGGACNNACTNATCTACAAANNCAATANGANCACANNGAAGCNCGNAGAGANAAGATGCTTGANCAGGCACTTCCCGGCAAGATGAAGCAGAACTCTGTCGAGGAATTNATCTACCTNAAGACTGCAAGAGACAATGCNGANAAGGAAAGNAAAGCNGAGGNTAGGTGGCAANAAGAGATGCGTGCCAAAGAGCAGCAACACATCGACACTATCCTAGCAATCGAAGGAATTAGCGTCAACATTCAACAGAACGACTTGCAAACCCACTAGGAATATAAACGATGGCACTAACATTTGACATTTGCCAGCTCAGGGCATCCAGTTACTCTGCGAGCTCCAACAACTCTGGAGGGCACAAGTCCTGCAACATCACCATCAATACGTCATACCTCGTAAAGGTGACTGACCCCGCTGATGCTGATTTCAATGGCAGCAATGTCACAGACCTCCACGTTGCGTTTGCATATGGAATCCCAGTGGTGAACCTGCACACCTTCTATGACTCTGTGACCGGCGTTGGCTTGCCTCTGGCCGTCTGCTCGGACAAGAAGGTAAAGAGACTGGACAATAATGCAGCCACCTTTCAGGTGGACGTAACCTACAAGACAGAGCCTGCACAGGGTAATGGCCCAAGCCAAGAGAAGCAATCTCCGACACAGACGCCATCTGCCCCGCCAGTGGCCCCTACAGACATTACCCCACAGGTATCCAGAAGTGTTGTTGGTAGAGATATCGTTTTATACTCTGCCCCTGCCTACACCTCTAACGAGACTGCAATGGGGACCATTAGCACTACTATCATCCCCTCGACAAACAACCTTATCAAGGATGAGTTTAACCAGCCGGTCACGAGGAAGCAGGCAAATCTTCAGTTGACTATAACTCAGTTTGAAGAGAGCTTCACAGACAACGACCTGATAAGCAGGTGCTATAAAGTGAATAACGCAGTATACAGGGGATTCCCATCAAAGTCCTGTATGATCACCTCCATTAACTCTGTTCAGCAAATAGTGCAGACCGCCGCAGGCGAGGCAACTTGGAGCAGAGTGACTTACACGATTCTCGTGGATAAATACACTGTTCAAAATCAAGCTGGTTCACTATTCGTTGGACACGCCGCCGCACTTCCACTGATCAGCCACTACCACACGCAAGGCGACGAGCTCAATGAGTTCTGGAAGGACGAAGAGTCTGGTCTTGGTGGCGTTGGCCTGATTGACTCAAGCGGTGCACCACTGCAAAACCAGAGTGGCTCACCTGACTACATCCGATTTGACACAGTAGAAGAAGCGGCCTTCACCTTCCTCCAAGCATAGAGACACCACCATGAGCTTAGAAAAGAGAGCACACGCATTTAAGTCCCAGAACATTGCAGAAGCACTTGTCGAAGTTGGCAAGCGTGAGATGGCTGGCAGCAGCGGAGACAGGATGCCAACAGGCCGAGAGGTCAGGCTGGTTAAGGTTCCCGAAGACGGTATCCCAGCATCCACTGTCAACAACGGCGAGCTGGAGCTTGAGTCTGCTCTCTGTGAAATCAAGCACACTGGGGTTGGTCTTGCAACTCCAGCCACCAGTGGCACCAACGTGTTTCCATCTGGCAGTCCTGCGAAGCTGAAACTTTACAACGTGTCAGACAAAAAGATCCCCGGCGACTCGTTCGTATTGGCAACTAGGCATGGAGGTGCTTGGGTTGCTTCGACTGGCAGTGAGGCCGAAGTTCCTAGGCGTGTTCGCTTTAGCCTCCTTGAGCCCATCCAGAGGGAAGGGTCGGGTCAGTCAGGTCTCGCCACAGCGACTGTGATCGACCCTCTCAACTCAGGGCTGGAGCTTGGAGCCACGATTACTGTTCATGACCCACGCAAGGAGTTCTGTTACGCAACTACAACCTCCATTGGCTGGGCAACGAAAGGCATCTCATCCATGTCCACCTACGATCCCGGCCCAACGCCAGATCAAGGGTGCTGTACATACACTGACGAGAATCAAAATGTAGTCACAACCCCAACAGACTCGGAGTCTCTTTGTGATGACCTTGGTGGTACATTCTCAACATCCCCCTGCGGAAGCAGCACAAGCGGCGAAGACCGCGGCGATGAGTGGATCATTGAGTCATGTACTCANCTTGTTGTGCGTGTCAAGGGCAAAATATCAGAGTGCCTTGAGCCTTGGGTAGGCCCCAATGCACCGGGAGCAAGTGGTACAAGCTCGGGAGGGAATGACATGGGTTGGATTTACAGGGACACAACTGTACCAACAGTATCGTTAGTGCAGAGCGAGAGCTACTGGCCGTATGTCATGTGGGGCGAGAACGAAGGCACTGTAATTAGCGACTATATCAGCAACCCAGAGAGACTTGCGGCAGAACCGGGGCTTGTGTGGCTTGAAAGGCGTGAAATTAATGCAGACACTCAGAGGAGCAATGGCGGTACGACACCTTACGACGACAGTGCACCTAAGTTTGGCTGGGTCATTGTTGCCGTAGAGAAACCAACCGCAAACTATGTCGTGGTGCAGCATGACGGCGGAGGGGTCTGGAGCATCATGCAGCCTTCATCTGGCGGCGAAGGCTCCGGTGGAGGATTCGATGGCTTTTTCCCATCCTGCATAGACCCACAAGATGTAAATGTTCCTATCGCAACAGCTAATGAAGAGGATGGAGTATGGTGTTCTGTTCCAGCAGGGACCAAGGGACTTGCTAGGCTAGACAAGAATGTTGGCGAATACATGCTCCTCAGCACGTTCTCGGCATACTACGGAATTGGTACGCAGATGACCGGTATTGCTAAGGTCGGAGGTGAAGCAGGTGCCGACAGCCTGCTGTTCCCTAAAGACGAATGTGGCAAGGTTGGCTACAATGTTGCAAGGAAGTGGGTTGTATTTGGTGGTGTGTCCGATGGACCATCGTCTTCAAGCGAGTGTCCCATCGAGGAGGAGGTAGAGCCTCATGAGCTAGACATTGCCCCGTATACTCAGACGGTTGTCACTGGCGTCACAACGGACACCAACGGCGACCTTGCACTTGAGACGAAAGACATCAAGACGATTTGTCCAGCAGAGGATGCCGCTGACATTCCGATTCCTCACCAACAAACAGACTTGATTGAAGATGTACTGTGTGACTCTGGGGATCTTTCTAAGAAGTACAAGACTATCAGGTACATAGGAAACGAAGTAAACGCAGCCAACACTATTCCAATCGGCGTAGAAGACTGTATGGACTGGGAGTACGTGTTCAATAACCATGTGTACAACGAAACGTGGTGGAACGTAGACTACTACGACATTACCTTCCCCACAGGCTGTGAGCCTTGTCCTGATCCAACTGGTTGCTGCTCGATTACTGGCGATCAGGGTGGAACGCTTACATACGGCACCACGATGCTAGAGAGCGAGTGTGACGCACTGGTTGGAACTAACGTCATATTCGACAGCGGGACTGAAGAAGTTGTCTCTAGCGAATTCACTGCAGGCAGCGGTCCATGCACTAGTTGCTGCGACACACTGACTGTTAGCCAAGCTGACTTTGCAGTACCATCTGCCTACACCGATGGCTCTGGTAACATTGGGTTCACTAGCTCAAATATTGTTGATAACGGCAGCTGTTCGTGGACGATTGACGGAACATGGTCATCTGACTTTGATGGTTCAACTCCAGCAGGCTCTTACAGCCTGACATACGACGAGGGAACCAGCACTTGGTCAATCAGTGGTAGCGTACCTTCGCCATACGGCGGGACGGTCACTGGCTCTGCTGTTCTGGACGCCTGCACAACACAGGCGGGGACTGTCCTCGACATACCTGTCACGGGATCGCACTTGAGCTACAATGGTGGCAACTCGACCTACAATGGAACTGTCCGCATCACATTCACCCAATCGGCATAGAAAATGAAAGAACCAGTAGGCACAGAGCTGTCCAAGATGATCCCAGATTGGGCAGTTCAGTTCAAAGGAAAGTGTGGCTGCAAGGACATGCAGAAGAAGATGGACCACTGGGGAGTGAAGGGCTGTGAGGCAAGGAGGACGATGATCGTGGCTCACCTGATGGCACAGTCCGATCTTCTAATCCCAGCATTCAAGCTGGTCCCAGAGACAATGAAGAAGATTGCAGCGGAGAGGCTTCTCAACAAGGCTATCGCCAGAGCAAAGGCATAAAAAAATCCCTCTCTCCCAGCACGCAAAAAGGGGCGGGAGAGAGGGTTGCTTGCCTCCTAAGTGTCTACTTCACACCACGGTTTGCGTTGGGCATGACCTCACAGTAGGCGTGTGTGCCGTCTAGGACGACCCCCATGCCCAGTATAGGACGCTTAGTGTACTTCTTGCCATACTTCTGCATGAGGTGCGTAGGATCGCACAGAGAGCCTGCAGACATGCCAAAGATTCTCATGGCATCGCATGCGTACCAGTTGACGCCAAAGGCTGCATGGAAGTGCCCGATCACTGTTGACCTCATGGCCTGTTTGGCCTGAGTTACAGCAGGAGTGCCTCCGCCTGCACCTGCGTCACCGTGACGATAGGCTACACCGTCGATTAGGACGGTCCCATAGCGTTCTGTGACCACCCAGTTCTTAGGCATGCCGAAGATGTCCTTGATGGGCTTGAGCCACTCACAGGGGATCTCAGCGTCTATAGCCTTGCGACAGATGAGATCATCGTGGTTGCCCACGAGGAAGTCCACCTTACCGGTGCTGAAGTGGTCATAGAAAGGTTGGAGCTGCTCCA